CAACAGAAAACTTTATGCCTGCAGGGATTGCAAACGCGTTAAAAACTACTTTTGGGCGGTATGCGCAAGACGGTGGCATATATACTAGACGTATGGACCCTATCTACGATGATATGACAGGTGGTGAATTGTTCGCGCAGATGCTCGGCTTCCCACCAACAGAATACTCGTTCCGCCAAGAAATGAACCGCAGCGGTAAACGTATTGACATAGCTGTAGGTAAAGAACGTTCGCGCCTATCTAAAAAATATTATGTTGCTATGCGCGTGTATGACTACAAAGAGATGTTGAAAATTAGAAAAGAGATGAACAAATTTAGTCGCAGGCACCCAACAGCCGCTATAGACGAAGATTACATAGAACGTTCTATGAAACAACATATGAAGACAAGCGCTGAAATGCACAACGGGATTAGTATTAGCCCCACAAATCGTTCTGCTATAGAACAAAACTGGGCAGGGTGGGATAAAGGGTTCCAACTCTTTAATTAAAAAACCCCCATCGTTGCAGTGCGAAACCTGACCAGATGGGGGCAGTAGGAGAACGACAAGCCCATACCAGAACTTGTCACGGGTAGCTTATCACACAGTTCTCCAAATGCGAAGCCCAAACATTTTATCTTCTATCCTGACCCGCCATGCTACTTGCCATGATTTCTCAACTGCGATTTTTGTTAGTTGTTCTTTGGCTTTTTCAGTATCTACGCAAGGGATAAACACCGATGCACCAACAACCATCTTGTCCCATTGTATTATAATCTTAACAGCATCAGGGTTTATGTCGTCAATCTTCAGAGGTTTTTGACCCAACTTCTACCCCTTCTAGTTTTACAGCGATTGTCCACGAGGCAGGCAGATTGAAATTAGTGCCCTTACTGATCCGCTTCTTAACTTTATTAGCCCCCATCTGTTTCGTCATTTCCCCAACCGTGCTGGCGTAATCTATTTTCTGCTCACCAAGCCACCGTTGAAAATGTTTCTGCACTATAAATAACATTTTTGTATCCGTTTCAAACCGTGCCACAAACATATTGCGTGGGTTTTGTTCGGGTATAACCATAGCCGTCACACCCTCCTGCCCTGCGGAAGTCTGCGTACTCTTTATCTTCAATATGTTTGTCCAGTTCTCAGTCATAAAATCAGTGACGAGTGTCTGAACGGAAGCGGTGCTGTCGTCCACGAATGATTTCACCGTAACCAACATTTTTGCGACCCACTGATACAGCTTCTTCAAGTCATAATCTATTATACCTATTTCTTTAGCGATATACGCACCTGTTAATATAGACGCACAACCACCAGACCAGAAACGATTTACGTTATCCAACCCAGCTTTCTTATCCAGCTTGGCCTTAATGTCTTTGTACAGCGCAGTTATTCTTTCTTTGTTGTTTATAACATACTGCACGTATATAGATGCAAAGTGACCGTAGTTAAGCTGTACGTCTCTAAGCTGTGCCTCTGCTTCCTGTTGGTTAACTGCAACACGAGGCATCTCGTCCACTCTAAGCTCCAGTAAACGCTGCATTTCTGCTCTAGTGTCGCCTTTGAACATAGCCATTTGCGCGTACATACTCACGTTACCCGTAGAGAAAGCCAACAACCTCCAAGGTTTACCCCTAACACGTTCGTGGTTACCTCCACCCGCCATCCTGTTTTTCTGCTTCCCTTCAGACAGTTGATATGCGTACTGAGATGCTTCCTTACCAACGAGGTTTGTCATCTCGTCTGTGTTTAACATCAGGTTGTGCATAAGTTCCGCTTGGTTCATTTTCGAGTTAAGTGTATCTCCAGTAGTACCCGTTAGCCCAAAGGGGTCACCCCATATAGACGAACCTGCATACATAGCAGTTGTTTTTCCGCCACCTGTTTTACCGAACAGATGTACGCCTAGACTGTACAGACCTGTAAAGGGCATGAGTATAGTACCGAAACCACTGCATACGGTGAATTGATGTAGCTCCATACCATCACGGTTGTACCAATCAAGTATCTCTCTACTACGTTCTTGTGTGCCTTTGGGCTTAAACTTCTCTATGTACCCCGAAGTTTTTGCAGAGGGTGGGTTATACTCAACACCTTTGGCAGTAATTAATTGGTTGCCTAATACAAACTCATCCATCTTACTATCGTCAACCCAACCAAACTGTTGGTGTGCCTGACTAGCCTTGGTTGTTTGTTGTAGTTCGTTAATCCATGCGGCTGTATACGACATTAGTTTATCTATATCCTTCCCAAAAGTAGTTATGCCTTGCATAGACATATGCTTACGAAAGTCTTCTCGTGCTGTAATTGAAGCTAGAGGTATAACAAACTCTCGTACACCGTCTCTTGGGAGATGCAACGCGAACGCTACCACTTCCCCTAGCTCTACGTCATGTAGTCGGCGGGTCACGTAAAAGTCATAGTGGTATATGCAGATTTCTTCTGGGTCACCATCATCGTTGCGTCCACGTAAATAGACACCACCGTTCTGCCCACGAAAGTATGGTTTAGGAAACGTGGGTATAGAGATGGTTTTAGTCATACCATCTACGTCTTCTTCTATTATGTTATCTTCTGGTGCCGCTTCCGCTATCTCTTTGGTTAGCATAGCAGGTGTAGTTATCTTACCGTTATTAGGACACGCTTCGCATAGATCGGGATTGTGCATGGCAAACGTAGAACAGAAGTGCGGCCCCCCTGTGTCTTCCATCTTACGGAGCGTAGCTTCCAAACTGTAGTCTTCGTGCTTGCTGGACATAAGCTCTGCGGCCTTGTCCCCGTCCTTACACACGTTTGCAACAGATAAACCCGAGCGCCATAGATCGTGTGAGATGGTCTGCTGGTTGTTAATAATATGCTGTATCTGCGCACACCCAGTGCCTTTAGCAGTCCTAACTAGAAGGCGCTTAAAACTACCTTTCTGGTTTTCGTTTAACGCGTCTTGGAATGCACTCGTGGCGCTCGCCTTATACTTGATAGGGACTGGTATCGGGTCACCACCAAGTAACTGAGCAAAATTGTCAAAGTCCACAGTAGTCGGCGTTTCAACACCATAAAACGTAACAGGTAGTGGAGGATCATATTTATAATTGTATGTAGAGGGAACACGTAAGATACGTGCCGCGTCCGAAGTAACCGCAGGGTCAGCTTTAAAACCACTGGCTGCACACAGGTTCTTGAGGCGTTCTGCTACGGGCCACCAATCATCACGTCCAACTGCCTCAGATAAAATCCAGTACACGTGGATGCCACGTCCTGAGTTAATAAGTGTAGGGGTAGGTAGATTATGTTGCACACAGAAATCTCGTAGTTCTGCAATAGCAGTTTCTTGGTTTTCAAATTCTTTAGTGGGTCCACAGTCTAGGTCCAAGAAGAACGACTTCATGTGCATGACGTTATCTGCCACACGAGAGCCAGCTTCCTTGTAAGTTCCTAGTGCAAAGAACGCGTTCCAACCGTTATCACTCAGGTCGTGTGCCGCGCCTATAACTTCTTCTATAGAAGTGTAAAACTTTTGTTGTACTTGTTTGGCAGGGTTGTTAGCCCACACACAGTAATAGCCTTCAGAGCCTAATACTAAATCTAAAAATCTTTTCGTTTCCATAGCCACCACTCGCCATTGTAAGGTTAACCACGGCTAACTTAATAGCCGTGGCAAGGGTCGTTTAGTCGTCCCAATTATCAATGATAGAGCCTAAGTCACCATCATCAGAAGGAGCAGCTACTGCTTTCTTTGCAGTCTTTTTTACTGGCTCTTCTTCGTCAAACCCGCCATCGTCCGCTGGTGCGGCTTCTAAGACGTTATTTGATTTTGCAGTAGCGGAAAATGGGTTAGGGTCTTCTGCAACATAACCCCCTTCTACTACACCGAACGGATTACGTACTTCCATTGGAATGTACTTAATAACCTGTACAGCCTTCAACCGCAGGGACACGTTCTGCTTACCGCCAAAGTCATAAGGTATAAGCTGTACAGCAATGCTGACTGTGCTACCCGTAGTTAACTGAAACTCTTCTTTCAACGGAGTGCCCTGAGAGTCAACCTGTAACGGCTTATTAGTAACCTCACCTTTGTAAGCACCTTTAAGCACAGACTTGTGAGTGTATGTACCATCGTCAGCTTTAACGAACGGATTAGCTAACTTCTGGTTCCACTTGGGTTCCTTGTTAGCATCATACACTGCCGACATCTGTATAAACAACGCTTTCGCTGTTGCGCTATCCATACGAAAAGCGATTGAAAATTCAGCGCCTGTGTCTCGTGGACCGCAGGGTACGCTACGCTTTACCTTCTGATCGAAGACATACGTCTTATCAATCTTGGGCCATAGTGCCTCTACGTTTTCAATAAAATAAGTCTCTGCCATTTTGTTCTCCTTGTCTGGCGTTTATACGTCTTGGTCTGCGTCAAAATCAAACTGCGGCTCTTCTTGCAACGGCCCGATAAAATCACGCGAACGTTCATCTACGTTCTGTGCACTCTTTTTAAGTGCTTCAGTCGCAGAGGTTTTATCAAATCGATAAGTGTTACCGACTTTAATGTACGTGGTTTTAGGGATATGACCCTGCCGAACCCACGCTCGGATCGTAGAGATTGACACTGAAAAGTGTTTTGCCAATCCCTCTATTGGTATAAATGGTTCTACTGGTTCTGCCATTATTTTTTCCTAACTGAGATCACATGCTCAACGTCGATGTTAAGACCTTTTGGCATAACATCTGGGTTTTCCTCTAGGAATTGTTTAACATTGGTCTGGTTCAAACGGCGGTCCAAGAACTCGGGCATGTCATGTTCTTTTATAAACGTGTACATAGATTCCCAATCTCCCGTCCAATATTTTGTTTTACTAGACCTAAAAAACAAACCCTCAGAGGTTCGTACGCTTTCAACATTGTGTGTATCACAATAGTCTAATAACGCTTTCTTCAAGACATCGAGTTGGCGAACCAACGCTCCGTCTTTTTCCTTAAAATCTGCGGACAGTAGTGCTCTTTCCGACCTTATCTTAATGTAAGCCTTGGTAAGTTTGTCCGCAGGTATATCAGAATTATCGCTCATTGACGTTCTCCTACACTAACGAGACTTACACTGTAGTATTAGATTATACGCTAGTCAAGTATTTCTTTGTATAAATCAATCATTTTTGTGTGAACATCAATTCTATTGTCAAGAAGTGAGTAAACACGCTTTTCTACGGCAGAACCTTGAAGCTGTACGACAGTACATGGATGCTTCTGACCTGACCGATGTACCCGTGCGTTTGCTTGCGCGTAGGTTTCTAATGAAGGCGTTGGCCCCCACCACACAACTGTATTAGCTGCTGTTAACGTAACACCATGTGCCGCAGACTGCGGCTGAATAACTAGCACACGTGGATCATTGGT